CTGTTTTTCAAGAAGAGCTTTCAAGTATTTTAAAAGAAGCTATCAGTAGTAATAAAGGTGGAAATACTGTGATTAATGAAGCCCGTAGTACGGTAAATACAACAGTACCTTTAACTTTAAATACTCAACAATCCCATAAAAGAGTTGCTCCTAATTTAGGATTTAATAATCCTTTAAATAGTTTGCTTCAAGAGACTGCTCAAAGTATGACTGATAAAGATTTAGAAGGTTTAGGATTAGAGGGAGCTTCTTATGAAACTCCTATAGTAGAATCAGTAAATGGAATGTTTGACACTGCTAGAAAAGCAGGTAGTTTAGAAGCTGTTGAAATAAATGCAGTACCAGATTTTAGCCATATAATGAATAAGATGCTGTCTACTGGGGAAATTAGATAAACTAAATGGCATATAATTTAAGAAATATAAATACGCTAGATTTAATGCCTTCTACAGGTGTTGGAGTAGCATTGCCATTTTCAAATCAATCTGCTTTTAGAACAGTTTATAATACTACTGAACAAATAAAATACAATATTATAAATTTCTTACTTACAAACCCAAGAGAAAGAGTTTTTAATCCAACTTTTGGTGCTGGGATAAGAAACAAATTATTTGAACAAATAAGTACTAAAACATTTGATGATATAGAAGCTCAATTAACAGTAGGAATCCAACAAAATTTTCCTAATGTTACAATTAGCAACCTTTCTGTAACATCAAATCCGGATAATAACATAGTTTTCATAAGTTTTACCTATACCATAAAAAATACAGGACAATCTGACAATATAATAGTAAGTATAAATGGCTAATAAAAATATATCATATTTAAATAAAGATTTTAATACTTTTAAACAGGATTTAATAGAGTATGCAAAAGCTTATTATCCTACTGCTTACAATGATTTTTCAAACTCATCCCCAGGAACCATGTTTATTGACATGGCTTCTTATGTAGGAGACGTACTTTCATTTTATTTAGATAATCAAATACAAGAAACTTTCTTAGAATACGCTAAACAAACAAATAACTTATACAGTTTAGCTTATATGTTAGGATATAGACCTAAAGTAAGCTCTGCAGCTGTAGTAAATTTAGATATTTATCAACAGATTCCTTCAGTAGGTATTAATTATCAACCTGATTTTACTTATGCTATGGTTTTGCAAGAAGGTACTCAGGTAAGATCAAACATAAATTCTTCAAATTATTTTTACTGTCCTAATAAAATAGATTTTACTCTATCCTCTTCTTTCAATCCTACAGATATTTCAGTATACAGTACTTTTATTGATCCTTCTGGAAATCCTCAACCTAGTACTTATTTACTTAAAAAATCTACTCAAGCTATATCAGGTCAAGTAAAAACAACTTCTGTTACTTTTGGAAGTTCTCAACCTTTTGCTACAACTACTATAACTGATAACAATATTATAGAAATAATAAGTGTTTATGATAGTAATGGTAATATTTGGTATGAAGTTCCTTATTTAGCTCAAAATTATATATTAGAACCTGTAGAAAATACTGCAGCTAATTATCCTAGTTTATATCAACAAGCTAATCAAGTACCTTATATTTTACAACAAATAGATGTACCTAGAAGATTTGTATCTAGGTTTACTTCTCCTACTACTTTAGAATTAGAATTTGGAGCAGGTATTACCCCTACAGGTTCAGTTCCTAATCCATATAATGTTGGATTTGGTACCTCTAATGCAATAAGCTTATTAAATACCGCATTTGATCCTACTATTTTTGTATCTAATTTTTCTTATGGATTAGCTCCTTCAAATACAACTTTAACAATAACTTATTTAGCTGGAGGGGGAGCTTCTGCAAATGTACAAACAAACGAATTAACTTATCTAAGTTCTGTTAATGCTACTTTTGTACAATCTGGTAATCCTGCAACTCAAAATCAAATATTATCTTCTATAGCAGTTAATAATAGTTTACCTGCAGAAGGTGGAGGTGATGGAGATACAGCAGATCAGTTAAGACAAAATACATTAGCTGCTTTTCCAACTCAAATGAGAGCAGTAACTCAACAAGATTATGTAGGATTTGCATTAGGAATGCCTGCTAAATTTGGTCAAGTATCTAAAGCATATGTGACTAAAGATAGTGCAGTATTTTCTCAATATTTAGCAAATGAACCTGGGGAATTTGACCCTTTAGCAACTTCTTTATATGTATTGGGATATGATACTTTAGGTAATTTAGCTACTCCTCAAACAGCCCTTTTACAGAATTTACAAACTTACATAAGTAATTATAGGAGTTTGACTGATACTATATTAATAAAACCCGCTTTTATAATTAATATACAAGTTAATTTTGATGTAGTATTGAATCCTAACTATACTTCTCTTCAAGTAATAGGAAATTGTATATCAGTATTACAAGATTATTTTAATATAGATAAATGGCAAATAAATCAGCCTATTATTTTATCTAATATTTATTCATTATTGGATTCTGTAGCTGGAGTACAAACAGTTAAGGCTTTAAATATAACTAATATTTCAGGGGAACAAGCAGGTTATTCAATATATAGTTATGATATACCCGGAGCAACTTTGAACGGAGTTATATATCCTTCTTTAGATCCTAGTATATTTGCAGTTCAGTACCCTAATATAGATATACAAGGTAGATCAGTTGCATTTTAATATTATAAATTGATAAAAAATGGCAGTATATCAAATATTTGCATCTGCAGATGCTTCAATTTACTCACTATCTCCAACACAAAACGCTGGTAGAGACCCTATTTTAGAAGTATCTGTATTGAGTTCTTCTCCTCAGAATACAACAACAGGCTCTGATATAAGAAGATCTTTAATACAATTTTCTTCTGCAGATTTAAATACTCTATATTCTTTTGCTTCTCAATCCATAAGCGGATCTTGGAACGCTAATTTAAACTTATATTTAGCTAGTGCACAAAATTTAAATACTACCTATTCTTTATATGCCTATCCTGTAACTAGTTCTTGGGTAATGGGAACAGGTCAATACAATCAAACCCCTATTTCTGAAAATGGAGTTTGTTGGAGTTATACAGGACCTTATAGTGCATCCAATTCTTGGGGAACCCAAGGAGGAGATTTTACTACATCTGTAACAGCTAGTCAATATTTTGATTACATGTCAAATAAAGACATCAATATGGATGTTACTAATATAGTAAATGCATGGTTTTCAGGATCTATACCAAATGATGGGATTATATTAAAACATCCCTCTTCTATAGAAAATAATTCTAATTCTTTTATAGGATTAAATTTTTTTTCAGTAGATACTCATACAATATACCCCCCAAATATACAATTTAAATGGGCAGATTCCTATTATTTTCCTCAAGGAACAAATTATGTATTAAATGATCAGATAACAGTAACATTGTCTAATAATCCTGGAATATTATCTCAAAACCAATCTTATAAAATGAGAACAGCAGTGAGATATACATATCCACCTAGACAATTTACTACTCAATCTATCTATACAATGCCTTTGTACTTACCTGAAAATACTTGTTGGGCACTACAAGATGTAAAAACAGAGGAGTTCGTTATAAATTTTGACCCTATTTACACAAAACTAAGTGCAGATAGTGTAAGTAATTATTTTAATTTATACACAAATGGTTTGGAAATTAACAGATTTTATCGTATATTAATACAGACAAACATATATTCAACTACGTATGGGCCTCTTTCAGTATATGATAATGATCAAGCAATATACAATGCATTGGCTACTTACGGAAGCGGAAGTTTAGCTTTACTTCCAACTGAGCAAGTAATATATACTGGTCAAAATTTAACTTTTAAGGTAGTATCTTATTGATAATATGGAACAACAAGTTAATTTAATAAAAGAAGTTTACGGTTATAACACTTATACAAAGGTTATAAATACTTCTTTTAGTGAATTATATACTCCAATAACTGGATCAACTGTCCCTACAACTATAACTGTAGAGCAATTTTTTGATTATTATAATCAACTATTTTTTGATATTCCTGCAACTGGAGATGTTAATTCTCACACTTATCTTATCAAACAAAGTACTGCATATGTTGGAGGAAGTGTGCTGAGTGATAATGAACAAGCTTACATTGCTGAAATAAATTCTTTAAGACAGCAATTATTAGAAGCAAATCAAAATTATATAAGTTTAGGAACTGTTACAGGATAATATGGCAGATATAGTACAAATTCAATATATAGGATCAAATGGCTCTTATCAAGATTATTCTAGTACAGACGTATCCTTAATAAGTAATACAAATATAACCCCTGTATTTGGAAATCCTGGGGATTATATTGAATATTTTATAAAAGATATAAACGGTAATGTACTTAGTAGTAATTATTATAATTCAAATTATTCAATAGGTAGTGAAGTTGGCCCAACAAACGGAACTACTAGCAAAATAACTTTAGATCCTGAAACTGACGTAAGAAATGCAGGATATGATAGAGGATCAACAATAGTTAAATATAATTTTTTAACTACTCAAATAGCATCTGCCCCTAATCCAACTCAAAATTTTTGGATTGAACAGATATCTAATTCAAGAACTGAAATAAAAGTAACCAGACAAGACTTATCTACTACAGATTTGTCTAATGCTTTTAATCAATTTAATTCTTTACTATCAGTAAACAATTTTTATCCTGATTTTTATTTAAATTTTGGTCAAGATAAACAAGTAATAGCTGTAAATGCAGTTTTTGTAGAGGATAATAATGGAGATGGTCATATTATTTTTAAATTATATGAGCCACTTCCCTCTGAATTTAATATAAAAGATACTTTTTGGGTTGTAACTAAGATAGCTGATCCTGCAGAGTTTAGTGTGACCATTAATGCAGAACCAGAATCAACCCAAAATACAAATTTATTAAGAGGCCCAAACTATAAAGTAGATATAAAGAAAACTATATCCCAAGTAACTCCTTATTTTAATTACAATACTTTATTTACTACTTCAGTAACATCATCTTATCAGCAATTGCAATCAATGATGGATGATAATAGTATAAGTATTAATGTTGATTATACTAATTTTTCAAATTTTATACATTTTTCTTCTGCTACAGAAAGATTAGAGAATTTTGTATATAAATTACAATTAATAGAGTCTTCTTCAGCAGGATTAGCAGCTAATAACACTACTTCTGCTCAACTACAATTACAAAATTTAATAGATTCAACTATACAAAAGTTTGACGGGTATGAATATTATTTATATTTTTCATCAGAATCTTTTGCATGGCCTAAATCAAGTGCTACCCAACCTTATACCCTATATTCAGTATCATCTTCCCAATCTCAAAATTGGTTAGGTAGCCCAACAACAGTACCTTCAGTAGGAACCGCTAGTTTATATTACTCTTCTTCACTATATGATAGTAATAACCCAGATTTATTACAATATGCATCTCCATCTTATGTTTTAGATGATGATAGGAATTTACCTTATCTGACTTTTTTAAATATGATTGGACAACATTTTGATAATATTTGGATATATTTAAAAGATGTTACGAATAGATATTCAGCAGAGAATAATCCAAACATTGGTATATCAATGGATCAAGTTGGAGATGCTTTAAAAAGTTTAGGATTTAATCTATATACTAATACTAGCATATCTGATAATATTTATCATTCGTTATTTGGTATAAATCCTGATGGTAGTTTATTACCTCCTACTGGATCTGAAATTATTAAAACTTATGTTACAGCAAGTGTTCCTACCTTACCTGCACAACAAATAACTGATCAGGTATATAAAAGACTTTATCATAATTTAATTTATTTATTAAAAACAAAAGGAACAGAAAGAGGAGTAAGAGCTTTAATAGCAACTTACGGTATTCCTAATAATATATTACATGTAAATGAGTTTGGTGGATATGATATAGGTACTATATCTGGTATACAAGGAATAAATAATAATAAAGTACTAACTTCTAGTATAAACACTATAAATAGTACTGTATTATCTCCAAATACTACTATACAATATTATAATAATAATACTCAAAAGAGCTCTATAGATTTAGAAATAGGATTTTCTCCTTCTGATTTTATAAATGCAAACATAACATCTTCTGGATTAGTAACTTCTTCTGCTCAACCAGGTTATTTTAATATAATGCAGTATATTGGGGATCCTAATCTTCAATATTCTAGTAGTTATGTTCCTTTAGATACTTTAAAAAATACTTATTTTACTGCTAATTATACAACTGGAAATAACGTTTGGGACTATATAAGAGTAATAAAATATTACAACAATTCTTTATTTAAAACCTTATCTGATTTTGTACCTGCTAGGTCTAGTATGACTTCTGGTATAATAGTAAAATCTCATATACTAGAAAGAAATAAATATCCTAGACATGAGCCTACCGCTACAACAAGTTCTAATTTAGGGGAAATAAGCTCTTCTATGATTTATGGGGATAACGGAGCTAGTATAACAGGATCAACCGCTTATTTAAAAGCAATAAAGTTGCAGTATAATGGTACATCCTCTGCAGCTTTTGTTACTTCTTCTGGAACTATTTATGTAAGTTCTTCTAATAACATTGAACAGTATACTGGTGAATTAAGTGGCACTGAAGTATTTGTAGGGTACAGTTCTAGTTTTGATCAAAATGAGGTATCTAATTACAATTATTATTGGTCTTCTTCAGTTCCTTTAGTTTCAGGTTCTGGTAATATGTTTGTTTCTTATTCTTTAGGAGCATTGTATCAAAACGTTACAGCATCAGTAATTTCTCAACAATTTTTAGAATTAGATTATAATGGATCTCAATTATCACCAACAAACTACGGATTAGTAACGCAATCTTTAAGTCAATCTTTAGTAATAGGCGCAGTAAGCCAAAGCGTACAAAAGTATTCTCAATATGCTCAAATACAAGATTACAACTATAATGCGCATTCTTTAGTAAATTTAAAATATAGTGGTTCAACCCTTTCAGGACAATATTATAATGTTTATACTCCGGGAGATATTACTTTGGGAAATAATCCTGTGATAAATTACTATACTAGCAGATTAGGTTTATTTAGTCAAATAGTTACAAGTTCATATTTTCCAAGTTTATGCAATGCCAAATTAGTTTATTTAGCAGATGTATCTGGGGGACTATATGAATTAAATCAAAATAATATATCTTGGGAAGATATACAAAATACTTTTA